AGGAGCTTCAGGTTCGTGGTAATATCTGGGTTATGGCGACGTTAGTAGAGCGTTTTGGTGATGATGAGCGGTTCGAGGGGATGGTGTTCGTTGATGGGTATGATGATGCGTTCATCGGGTTAGGGTGGCGGTTCCATGATGGGCCTGTTGCGGTATATGACCGTGAGAGGATTATGGAGATGTTGATGGAGGGGGGTTCTAGTTTTGATGAGGCGATGGAGCATTTCGAGTTCAATATCATAGGGGGGTGGGTCGGGGAGTTCACGCCTATGTTCGTGGTGGTGGCTGACGGGAAGAAGATTCAAGACGAGGGGATTTATTTCTGATGGCGACTACGGCTACGCGGGAAGAGATAGAGCAGGCGGGGAAGTCGGCGCGTTTCGAGATGGCGAAAAGGGAGTACCGGCGGTTCATGCCGTTCGTCAAGATTGTGGAGCCGGGCACCGGGATGGTGTCGTTGGAGGAATGGCCCCACCTGATGGAGGTGGAGCGGGCTTTGGCGTCTACCCCCCGTATCGTGTTGGCGAAGAGCCGCCAGATTGGGATGACCACACTTCTATCCTCTTATGTGCTGTATCACGCCTCTTTTACCCCTAATGCACTGGCGTTGGTCTTCTCCAAGGGGGAAAGGGACGCCTGGGAGTTCTTATCGAAGTCCCGGATGACCTACGAGGCTTTGCCGACGGAACTCCAGATGCCTCTCAGCGTGCCCGATAACCGGGAGCAGATAACCTTTGAGTCGGGTTCAAGGATAATCACCCTCCCTTCTACGGAAGCGGCGGGCCGGGGTTTGAACCCCACCCTCGTGGTGATGGACGAGGCCGACTTCCACGAATACCTGGACGCTGCTTATAACGCCGTGAAGCCCGGTCTCGACGACAATGACGGCCAGATGATATTGACCAGCACCGTCAGCCCCTACAAGATGGGGAGCCTCTTCCAGAAACTCTACCTGGGGGCACCCGACAACGGCTTCAAACGNCTCTTCTACGGCTGGCGTGCCCGGCCCCACCGCACCGACGAATGGTACGCCGAACGGAAATCACAATACCCAGACCAGGCACTCTTCCAGAAAGAACACCCGGAGACCGAAGAAGAAGCCTTCGCCCCCACACGCGCCCTCGCTGCCTTCGACCAGACCATCCTTACCCGCATGAAACAAGACGTGAAAGAACCCGTGGAGATACTCACGGTGGGTAATGGTGTACAGGCGAATGTGTACCAGCCCTTCCAGCCGGGAAAAAGGTACTCAGCGGGTACTGACACCTCCCACGGTACGGGGAATGACTACGCCGTGACTGTGATATTGGACGCCGTCACCGGGTACGTCGCCGCCGATATCTATTCCCAGGTCTTGAACCCCTCCGAACTGGCGGTGGCGTCCGTGGAACTCCTTAATAAGTACGATTCCCCCATCTGGGGCATCGAAGATAATGATTGGGGTATACTGACTATCGCCATGGCCCAAGAACTCCGCTACCGGAAGCTCTTCTACCGGGACGGAGACAAACCAGGCTGGCACACCTACGATACCGCCGGGATGACCAACGGCTCCCGCTACGTCCTCTGGGGAGACCTCATCGAAGCGGTTCACTCACGGGCCATCACGGTGCCAAGTGGTGACGGCCTCTCCCAGTTCTTCACCGTCATAAGGAACCCGGACAAACGGGGCCGTATCGAAGCCCAGTCCGGCACCCACGACGACTACCCGATGGCCGTCGGCATCGCCTGGCAATTAAGACAGAGCGCACGCCCCGCCGGGGGCGAGAACGGTAGACCGACCCGTGACGGCGCACGCCGCCGACGCCGTGGCTGGTCAAGATGGGGATGATAGATGGCTAATACGAACGGCTTCGAGGAAGAACCCACTCCCACGGTCATAGACCAGTACCGCTCCCACTTGAAGGAGGTCTGGACTAACGCCCACCGGAAGTGGGAGAAGTACGACGACTATTACTTCCGTACCTTCAGCGTCTGGGACGGGGCCGAAGCCCACTCCCGGCCAGGCTGGCTGAAACCCGCACGCGCCACGGCCTTGGTGGATAACGCCGTAGACCACCAACTAGCCTCCGAACCCACGCCCCACCGGAACCCCGCCAGCCAATCGGAGGGTGCCCGACAGAACGCTGACCGCGTCGAGGCCGGGCTAAAAGCCATCCTTGACGAAGCCTCCCTACTAGAACCCTCCCTCACCTGGAAACAACAAGGGAAGAACCTGGTTCACCTGGGCTACTCCATCCACGAACTTGGCCTGGACTCCAACGTCCTCCAACGCCGCGCCGAAGAACCGACTCGTGAAGCAGATACCCCCGACGACGAATGGCGTGCGGCCCAACGGCTCCACGACCACTACCGCCGGACGGCCATGCCGTTTCGTACCCGCTCCCCCCACCCGGCCCGTATCCTGCTCGACCCCTGGGAGAAACGCCCCCGCGTCGCCATCCGTCACGCCCGACGCTTCTCACAAGACCTCCACGAACTCACCGTGGCCCGCAAGACCAAAGGCCGCGCCGCCGACATCTGGGAAGTGCGGAACAATAGACCCTTTGAACTCATCTTGGTGGACGAGTACTGGACGGAATGCTGGCACGCGATGATGGTCTCCGGCCACGTCACCGGCACCGGACGCGAATACCACACCATGAAGAAACTCCTCTTCACTGAGAAGAACACCTGGGGTTTCGTCCCCTACGCCCACGCCTACGCAGGCTTCGGCCAGGAACCGACCAGTTCCGATAAGATTGACCCCGCTAACCTGGCTGTCGGCATCCTTGACCCCGTCATGGCCGACCTCCGTGCCCAGGCCCAGGCCGTCTCAGGTAGACATAACGCCCTGATGGACGCCAGCTTCAACCCGATAGGCACCCGCATGGGCGCAGACGAACTCCGCGACCAGCTAGACCAGGGCGACATCATCGAGATGCAAGACCGCTCCGACGTGTGGCGCATGGAGATACCCCAACTGCCCCGCTGGATGTTCCAAACAGAAGAATGGCTCTCCCGTGATATAGAGGAAGGCACCTTCTCCCGCGCCCTGGCAGGTGTACGGGAGCAGGGCGTTTCAACCGTGGGTCAACAAGCGATACTTTCAACTGCTGCTGGTCGAAAGTTCGTAGCTGTCTCAAGACAACTAGAACACCTGGCGTCGGTGGCGTCCTCCCAGATTCTCCAACTGGTGGACATCTTAGACTTGAACCTGACGGTCAAAGGCCATAACATCAGGCCGTCCTACCTGGAGTCCGACTATTCGGTGGACATCAGCTTCGACCTCGTAGACCCCGTCATGCAACTCCAGCAGCGGCAACTTGGCCTCCAGGAGGTCGCAGCGGGCCTTAAGTCCATGGAGACCTACTGGGCGGCTGACGCCAAGCTGGAGGACGCCTCCGGTGAACGGAAACGCCTGCTCATGGACTGGGTCAGGAAGAACCCCATGATTCACCAGGCCCTCGCCATGGAAGTAGCCAGAGAAGAAGGCATCGACTCCCTCGTGGAACGTGCCCTCGCGATGGCCGAAGGCGGCGGCGAAGGACAGCCGGGCGCAGCCGGTGGCGCACCCATCCTAGGCCCCGACGGTATGCCCCTAGACCAGACCATGGGTGGTGGTGCTATGGGCGGTGGTGGTATGAGGCAGGGCCTCACTCCCGACACGATAAATCCAAGCCAGATAGGCACGAATATGGCAGGTTGATATGCCCAGATATAACGAACTACACGACATAGTGGCCGCACTGGTGGCCGAGAAGAAGGGCTACGCGAAAGACGCCGACAAGACGAACGCCGTCCAGTACGGCTCCGTGCGCTTCAACAGCCGCGCCGAAGCCGTCCGGTGGTGGGAGAAACTGCCCCTGGCCCAGAAACAAGAACATATCCAGAAGAATGGGAACCAGTCCGTCCTCAAGATGCTAGGCGGGCCAGGAGGTAGGGTCTAATGCCTCATCTAAACAGACAGAACCCGGATGTCTACACCAGTGTCGAAGATGGTCACTGGAAGGATGGTCAGGTATGGAAGACCCTGGGAAAAGGCGGGACTGCTAGTAACCCAGACCACTGGAA